CAAACATCATGCTGAAGAAACCAGTGTTCTGGTAATAATAATGCATAAGAATCATAAATAAAATAGTCTAAAATGAAAGTTTGAATTAAATTTACGTCTATGTCTGCTTTGCTATCTAAATAACACAAGTAAGAATAATCTTTTAAATCCTTAAACTCATGCGGACAAGCCTTCACATGTTTACTAGCCATGGAGCTTTCAACCAAATTGTCATTAGTGGAAACATCATGAAAAATACCAATCCAATTGGTAGATTTTAATTGTTGAATCATGTTGGAATTGTTTGTGTAGTAGTAGCATTTGTATTTTAGTGAGGGTATTTCAGGTATTTTAAATGCGACATTATTAATGCTGCCATAAAAACATGTATAAAACGCTAAATTTAAATCCATATTATATATAAACTTGTTATAATATAAAAAACTATTCTAAACTTCAGGAGGTAAAAAATTATCTATAATGGATTGAGGTCCTCTAAATCAGAGAGACACCAATATTCAAAACCGCCACCGCCGGGTACGGGCCTCTTAATAATAAAGGGAATTTTCTTGAACTTGAGTTCGTACTCGGCAATAATATGAGGTTCGATAATAAGCGTATCCGTTTTGACAAAGATATCGCCTCCATGTTCGATTTGCTTCGCTCGTTGCCCAAGAACACGTGTCTTTTCATACTTGGTTAAAATGGGGATGGTCTTGTGTAACGGGTCCACAATATTGTTGTATTCATCTCTAGTTAACTTGGTTAGAGCAATTATGTCTTCATAGTTATCAGGAAGACATTCCGGATGAGCATCTGTTAAGTAATTTAATTTATTAATCGTACTAAATTTTTGAAGTGCGTAATCATCTTCGTCGTCTTCCTCGTCCTCGTCCTCATCTTCCTCGTAGGTTTCAACGTCCGAGTCGGTTTGCTTCAAACTGGAACCATGTTCGTTTACTGGAATATCTTTTTCATCCTCGCTAAGTAATTCATCGTCGTCCTCGGGGGCAGATTCATTGTCGCTGCTATTGTTACCTAATCTGTAGGCAGCATCATCGTTATCTGAATTTGAACTAGCCATGTCATCATTTTCATTGTCATTTTCATTGTCAATACTTTTTTCGTCGTCGCTCATGTTTTAATTAGGTAGCTAGTTATTTTTTAACTTAATATTAAATTATATTTTAAGTTAAACTAAGTTATTTATTAATAATGATTTTTAAAATAATGATTTTTCATCTATAAAAAGATAACGTTCACAATACTATTATTAATATTATATTTGTTTTTATTTCAAAAGTTTATTATCTGTACTCCATACAGAGTCGCAATGAGAGCACATGTAAATATATTTCATCTCCGCGTCGTTGTATCTTATGTAAATTATTTCCCTCTCGATTGGATTCTGTTGGACCTCGTTCGAAGTGATCTCTTGATTGGTTTCACACATCTCATTCGCACAATGGACATTGTTTACACGTGGTAGGGTTGGGTCTAACTTGGTGTATTTGTTGATAATATCGTGAACAGACCGATGACATTTACTCTGGGTGGTTGTAGATAAGGAGACTACGCCTTTGACCAGTTCCGAGAATCCACAATTTCGGCACGAGTAATTAAGTTGATTTTCAACTTCTTCATTGATGGTTAAGTACAACATGTTGTTACAAAGTTCGCAAAATTTCATTTTAGGACTCTAGATGTAATATATGTGTAGTTTTTAAATAATGATATATTCTAATAAATATATATATTTTATTAAAGTGTTTGTTTAAGGTCCTCTAAATTTTTAACAAGTGATTTGTAGTCTAACCGAACTCTCATTTGATAAACGCTAGATATCTCCGTTTCCGTTTCTTCATACAGGAGACATTTTTCCTTCGAAAATGCTAGTATTTTATCAAAATTTTTATTAAAATATTCTCTCATAAATGGATAAAAGTTTTCAAAAAAAGGTAGAAATATTCCTTCTTTTCTTGACATTAACGCGTAAACAGCCACATTAATATTCGCATACTCAATAATGGTACTGTATCTTTTCATGTCTGGATGTTCTTTGGTGATACCAGGTTCATTCAAAAGGGGGTCTTTACACAACAGGGTAACTAAGGTAAGCAATACCGTGGAAATGCTTTGACAAGAGGTCCATTGGTCCCCCCTCCAGGTATTCAAGAGTGATATACAAACTTTTCCGCATTTATACAAATTGGGATTAAATCTAATATTCTCTCCATTAGTAGAGTAAATAACTTTGGGTGGATTATGCGGATAGTCGCACGGAAAATGTATTTCAAAGAAATAAAACCCGCTAAAGTATGGAGTGTCTTCCGGACCGACAATCATTGCGTAACCTTTTAGCATATCACAATCATCATGAATGTAATATATTCCGTGTTCGGTTAATGGATTTTTTATAATTTGACGTACATCGTTTAATAATCTTTTGGTACATTCTCTCGTAATTACACTCATTGTTTGTTAGTATTAATATTGTATTTTTATATTATTTTAAATATTATTAAAAGAGAAAACACTAAATTCATTTTAAAAGAGAGAAACAAAAAATCATTTAATTCTAGGTTTAGAAAAATGTTATTTATTAAAAGATAAAAAATCAAAAAACATAAAAATATAAAAACAGTTAAAATCAATACACTTTATTAAAATGTTGCAACAAGAGTATCCTGGCGGTTTAACCGATTTTTTAATAAAACACTCTGTGAAAGATGATAAAGCCAAGGTTAAAACTCACACCAGAATTGGGGATAAGAAGGATTCTACCGTCTTGGTTCCCAACGCAATTCCTATTTTCGGCGGGTGTTATTCGATTCCTGAGAATGAATTACCACAGTTTTACGAATTGTATTATGAGGCGATTTTTGTTAAAAGAAAAATGGAATACTTAACGGAATGTCAGCTAACGAATGGAAAAGGTCCTATGGCAATTGACCTCGACTTCAAGTACAACGCAACGGTCGTAACTCGGCCTCACACCGCAGAAGACATTTCCAATATTATTTCATTGTACTTGGACGAATTGAAACAGTATTTTGTGTTTGATGAAGACACTCCGTTTGATATTTTTGTGTTTGAGAAGAACAATGTGAACCGACTTGCGGATGGCAGCATGACAAAGGACGGAATTCATCTTTTATTTGGCCTTCAAGTAAACCATACCGTTCAGTTGATGATTCGTGAGACCATTATTACCAAAATGGCAGATATTTTGAGCTTGCCTCTGATAAATGACTTTGAGAATGTGCTGGATGAAACTATTAGCCGAGGTAGTACTAACTGGCAATTGTTCGGGTCCAGAAAACCACATCATGATGCGTATGAATTAACCCAACATTGGATTGCTCTCATTGACCCTTCCGATAACGAATTTTCATTAGACGAACAAGAAGTACGAAATTTTAACATGCGAGTGAATTTTAAGAAGTTATCTGTTCAGTACACCGGCATTCCTGCGTACCCAATGAATCCTTCGATGGTGGAAAAGTATACTGAACGTACACAGTTGAATTCTAAGAAGGCGACAAGGCCTTCTGGTGGAAAGGCAAAGATAAATCGCATTGTTCGAAATGATGGGGATGAGGACGAAGCCGACTCTATTGTAAACTTGAGTGAGATAACCACGGTTGAATTACTAGTGAAAGCCGTGAATACCATGTTGAGTTCATTAGTTCCGTCCGAGTATGAAATCAACGAGTTACATCAGTACACTCAGATTTTGCCTGCGAAATATTATGAGCCTGGGTCTCATTTGTTGAGTCGTCAGGTCGCCTTTGCTCTTAAAAACAAAGACTCTCGTTTATTCTTATCCTGGATGTTACTTCGTAGTAAAGCAAGTGATTTCGACATTTCTGAGATTGGTGGCAAGTATGATGAGTGGGTTCGAATGAAGTATCGTAAGGATGGAATTACCGAACGGTCTATTATGTACTGGGCGAAGCAGTATGCGTTTGATGAATACGAACGTGTGAAGGCAGAGACGGTGGATCATCATATTGAATCTACTCTTGTGAATGGCCAAACCGAGTTTGACAAGGCTCGAGTATTACAGAAGATGTATTCGGACAAGTACGTGTGTACGAGTCTTAGTTCAAAAACTTGGTACTCATTCAAGTCCCACCGGTGGGTTCCTGACAAAGGCATGACATTACGCCTCGCGATTTCTACTAGTATGCACGAGGTTTATGACAAAAAGCGTTGTCGTGCGGAGGAGGAATTTACCAATACGGACCCAACGGAGCAGCACGAGCAGTCTCAGGCAATTGCTAAGAAGATAAAGGCGTTGAGCGAAATAATGGTTGGTCTAAAGAAGACGAATGAAAAAGACCATATTATGCGTGAGGCAATGGAACTGTTTTACAATAAGGAGTTTCTTTCCAATGTGGATAGTAAGACCATGTTACTTGGGTTCAAGAATGGAGTGATTGATTTTGAGACCAAGACGTTTCGTCCTGGAACGCCTGAAGATTACATTACCATGTCGACCGGAATTAATTACGTGGAGTTTGATGAGAATGACCCTGAAATGGTTGCTACTAGTCTTGAGGTTTTGGACTTGATGAAGAAGTTATTTCCCATTGAGTCTGTCAATCGTTACATGTGGGACCATTTGGCTTCTTGTTTAATCGGGACTTCATTGAATCAGACGTTTAACATTTACTTTGGCTCTGGAAGCAATGGTAAGTCTATTTTAACGGACTTGATGTCTCGTGCCTTGGGAGACTACAAGGGCACTGTTCCGATTAATTTAATTACTGACAAGCGTACTGCCATTGGCGGAACTTCTTCTGAAATTGTTCAACTAAAAGGAGTTCGCTATGCGGTCATGCAGGAACCTTCAAAGGATACTAAAATTAACGAGGGTATAATGAAAGAGTTAACTGGCGGGGATCCAATACAAGGTCGTGCTTTGTATATGGAGAGTGAGACCTTTACTCCTCAGTTTAATTTGGTGGTTTGTACGAACAGTGAGTTTAAGATTGAAAGTAATGACGATGGCACCTGGAGACGTATTCGTCAGGTTCAGTTCAAGTCTAAATTTGTGGACGAGAGTGAACCACTTCCGTCTGACCCAACTGAGCGCGAGTTTGTTTTTCCGAAAGACAAGAATTTGAAGGAGAAACTTCCCAAGTTGGCTCAGGTTTTCATGAGCATGTTGGTGAAACGAGCCTTTGTGACAAATGGGAAAGTTGTGGACTGTGCCATTGTTTTAAAGGCCTCGACTGACTACAGGGATGCTCAGGACAGTATTTCAATATTTTTGAAAGAGTCGTTCATTGACACAGGAAATCGTTGCGATATCGTTTCGTTCGCAATAATGCGTGGTTTGTACAAGAAGTTTACATCGAACTATATGGCGTCTCTTCCACAGAAGGAAATTGCGAAACATTATCGCCAGGATAGATACAAAAATCGTGTTTGGTTAAGTACGACTGGTTCAAAAATGGAGGGACTTAAGTTGATTCCAGTTGCGGATAATCATCCTGGGATTTCTGCCGCAGCAGCTATATTGGACCAGTACCAAGC